CGACTTCTTTTCAAATCTAGCGAAAATCGCACCAACCTACATCATCTGTGGCAACCACGACGGCAACCTAAAGAACAGTACCCGTCAGGACGCCCTGTCGCCCATTGTGAAGGCTTTGAACCTACCGGACCTACATCTGCTCAAGGAAGCCGGCGAAACCGTCGTAGAGCCGGATCTCGCGCTCAACGTGCTATCCGTCTTTGATGAGGATAACTGGGTTCCCCCGAGCGATCCCTCCCGCATTAACATCGCACTTTATCACGGCTCTGTATCTGGCGTCAAAACCGACACCGGCTGGGTGATGACTCACGGAGATCATGATGTGAGTATTTTTGGTGGTCACGACTACGCACTACTTGGTGATATCCATAAGACGAATCAAATTTTAGACACTGAGGGCCGCGTGAGGTACTGTGGTTCGACGGTCCAGCAGAATCACGGTGAGACCAATGACAAGGGCTTCTTGATTTGGGAGATCGAAGACAAGAACACCTTCAGTGTAAAGCATCACATCCTCCGCAACCCTAAGCCCTTTATGACGATTGAACTCACACCAAAGGGGCGAATGCCAAGGGGTACCAAGATTCCCGTAGGAGCGCGCCTACGTCTTGTGAGCAACAACAACTTGCCTCTTGATGTTATGCGAAAGGCTGTGGAGGTTGCCAAGCACCGCTTCAAGCCCGAGAGCATCACTTTCCTAAATCGAGCCGCNGGNGAGCGAGGCACTGTCGAAATCGGAGCAGGGTTCAAAGTCGAGAACCTCCGCGACAAGGGGGTGCAAGAGAATCTTATCCGTGAGTACCTCACAGATTATGAACCGACCGAGGAAATGCTTGAGCGCGTCTTTGAACTCAATCGTAAATATAACTCACAGATTGAAGAGACGGAAGAGGTTGCCCGGAACGTAAATTGGAATATCAACAAGTTCGAGTGGGATAACTTGTTTAACTACGGAGAAGGTAATAGCGTAGATTTTAACAATCTCAATGGTATTGTTGGCATTTTTGGAAAGAATTACTCTGGAAAGTCTAGCATCATTGATGGGCTCTTATACACCATGTTTAATACGACTTCCAAGAATGAGCGTAAGAATTATAATATTATTAATCAAAACAAGAAAGATTGTCGGGGACTGGTAGAACTACAGGTTGGCGAGAAAGTTTATACAATCGAGAGAGACTCTACGAAGTATGTGAAAAAGCTTAAGGGCGAAGTAACGAACGAGGCGCGCACCAATCTAGATTTTAGTGGCACAGATCCTGTTGTGGGAGAAACCGTAAGCCTCAACGGCACGACACGCAACGAAACAGACGCTCATATTCGTAAGAGATTTGGGACAGTTGAGGACTTTTTGCTCACATCAATGTCCAGTCAACTCGATAGTTTATCGTTTATTAAAGAGGGCTCTACACGACGGAAAGAAATCCTGGCTAAGTTTTTGGATTTAGACATCTTTGAGAGAAAGTTTAAGTTAGCTCATGAGGATTCTGCGGACCTTAAAGGACTCATTCGACGCGTCGGGGAGACCAACTACGATAATGATATCGCTCTCGCGGAAGTTCAGTGCGATGAAGCGCGCCAAGAACTCAATAACGAGGTGCTAGTGTGTGCTGCTGAAAGGCAAAACTTGGCCGATGCGCAATTAGAATACCTTGCTTTGACAGATCAGATTGATTCCATCCCAGCTGAAAGGTTGGATATAATGTCTCTTCTGGAATTGAAGAGTAATCTAGGTAAGAAGATCGAAGAAACAAATCTTAATATTGTTGAACTTAAACAAGAAGTTGTAGGATATGACGAGAAGCTCAAGGATTATGATGATTTCCTTACGACAATCGATATTGAGGAGCTTTTAGAGAAGAAGAAACAATATGATGATTTCAAGCAAAAATATGATGACACAGTAAATCGCGCGCGCCTTATGGACAGTGAGCATAAGAGTCTAAGTAAAAAAATAGAATTGCTCGACGAAGTACCTTGCGCGGACCAGTTTCCTATGTGTCAATTTATTAAAGATGCGCATCTTGCCTCCGTTGAGTTGCCCTCTCTAGAGGTTGATATTATTAGTGAGATAGAGGGCGCAAAAAGCTATAAGACAAAAATAGTGTCAGTTAATTCGGCCGAAATGATAGAAGTCATTGATAACTACAATTCTACCATTATCAAAAAAAATAATATTGAAATTGAAAAGCGTGATAATAAGGTTTCGATTGAGAAACTTTATGCGAAGATCAAAGCCCATCGCACTGCGCTTAGCGAAACACAAAATAAAATTGATCTTTATGAAGAAAAGAAAGACTTGATCAAGAATCTTGAAAGTCTTCTGCAATCGCGATCCGAAGTCCAGGACGTAATTGACAATTCGCAGAATTCTATTCTTGCTTTAGAGGACCTGATTAATAATCATCACCGACAGATTGGTTCCCTTGAGCAGAAAGTAGAATCACTTCACGACAAGAAGAAAGAACTTCACAATATCAGAGAAGAGTACGCGTCCTATGATCTGTTTATGCGCTGCACTCACTCAAACGGTATAGCTTATGATATTATCAAAAAGCGTCTCCCTGTCATTAACAGTGAGATAGCTAAGGTCTTGTCAAACATCGTTGATTTCGATGTTTTCTTCCAAGAGGACGGACGCAAACTTAATATCCTTATTGAGCACCCAAGTCACGATCCGCGCCCAATTGAAATGGGCTCGGGCGCAGAAAAGACAGTCGCCGCAATGGCAATTCGTTTGGCTCTTTTATCGGTGTCTTCGCTCCCCAAGGGAAATATATTTATTCTCGATGAACCCGGCACTGCGCTAGATGCCGAAAACATGGAAGGGTTCATCCGAATTCTTCAGCTGATTAAGATGTATTTTAAGACGGTGATTCTAATCTCTCATGTTGATTCCTTGAAAGACATTGTCGACGTCGAAATAACAATAGATAAAACAGACGGATACGCCAAAGTTAGTCAATGAGTTTATAATTGTTTTAGACATACTTCTGAGCTTCGTCTAGTTATATAAAGGAGTCTAATATGATGAAACATATTGTTGATAAAGGGTTGAATAAGCTTATTTCCCGAAAACTAATGGCCTGGGGAACTGCAACGTGTCTGTTGATGTTCGCCGATTTGGCATCTGGCGACTGGGTTATCATCACTTGCGTTTATATTGGCGGGCAGACTGTAATCGATGCAGTGGCCAAGCTAAAGGGGTATAAATGATGACGCTGATAAGATTGAAAACGAGCGCAAAGAAAGTTTATCTGTGGGCTAAGAAGTGTTGGTGGGTAATAGTCCTAGGCTTGGGCCTCGTTGTAGCATTTCTTTTATATGCGCTCACGCGCAATGGCGCCTATGTTGCGGGACTCCTGGACCTCATGGAATCGCGGCGGGACTCTCACGACCAAGAAATGGAAACGCTAGCGCATATTCACAACACAGAGATCGCAGAGAAGAATATGAGACTGAAAGAGCACCTGCGCCGAAGATCAGAAATAGAAGAGGATTTTAAAAAGCGCGGCATTGATATGGATAAAGAAAAAGAGGCAGAACTTAAAAGAATCGTCGATGAGAGTTATAATGACCCAGAGAAGCTTGCTAGAGAGTTAGCTAAAGCGTTTGGAATGGAAAATGGTTAAGAAGTTATTATCAATATATTTGGCAGTATTTTTAAGCACCCCTGTGATAGCCCACTCTGAGGAGAGCGAAACGTTCCCAGACTACACCGTCCTCCCCGTTGAGGCTGGAGATACAGTGCCATTTGAGGGGGTCTTGCTATCACTCGACGCCGCTGCAAAAATCCTCACAGACAAGACGTTCGCCGAAGCCGAGTGTTCCCTCCGAGTTGAATACGAATTAAAGATCCAGCAGGAAAAATATGAACTTTTACTTTCATATAAAGATACAGAGCTGACATCTTGGAAAGACAAGCACGAGGCAATGATGATCCTCAAGACTGCTGAGAATGATAGATTATATGATTTGGTGACGAAGAACAAGCCAGGAACTGCTCCCTTTATGGTAGCCCTCGGCTTTGGAATTGGAACCCTTGCGTCGCTTGGTATCTTTGCACTATCAACGGAGATAGTCACACAGTGAGCGATAAACAAGAATATATTGCGAAACTAGAGAAGGCGATATCACAGAAGTACGGGGACACTACAATCAATAATCCCAAACGCTTTTGGAACGAAGATAAGGAAAAGGAATACATCAATCAGTCACAAGAGGAGCAACGTAAGTTTGCCAAACTGGCTGAATCCCAAGACAAAGTAGAACAAGACGGATTTTTAATAAACAAAAAACTACTTAATAGAGACCATAATAGGACATGTCCTGTTTGTCATAAATATTCTTTTCGTCCCAAAGATGATTTGTATATGAATAAATTTGAAGCTTGCTTCAAGTGTTATATACAATATGTCGAGGATCGAGAGGAAAGATGGGCAACCGGATGGCGACCAAACGAGGAAGAATAACAATGGCAACAGTATACGAAATCATCCAAGGAATCAACCAGGCCGCAGCAAACGCATACGACGGCTCCCACGACGAGTCCATTGCCGCAGACGGCAAAGCTCGCAACGCCGGTCTTCAGAGAGAAGATGGCCACCTAATTAATGACCGCCGCGTGATGGATGGCTTCGGTGTCAGCTTTCACGGCCCAATACTTAGAGTGAAGTACCAAGCAGAGACGCGAATCAAAGAAGTCCAAAACAGTGGCTTCGAAGACGATATTGGCCGCCAGCTAAAAGAGATAGTAAAGTTTCTTAAAAAAGAATACAAAGCAATCACAGGCAATGGTCTTTCTTTAACAATGGAGTCCGAGCCCCATATTCTGGTGCAAAGAATTTCCAATTATCGTACGGACGTCCAAGCACATTGTGATTACCGTATTGGCGGCATCAAAGACGTTGAAAACATTAATGAGGAATCATCAGACGATCGACTAAATGATGCTATCAAGAATTGGCTAGACCAAGGACCGAAGAACAAGCGCCCACAGAACGATACCCGCAAAGGTAAGTAACAAATGTTATGGGGAATGTCCTCACCAAGAAAGAGATATTAAAGGAAGTCGTAAAGGCAGGCAAAGACCCGGTATACTTTACGATAAATTATTGTCGGATCTCTCACCCGCAAAGAGGATTGATTCCATTTAAAGCATACGATTATCAGAAGGATCTACTGAAAGATTTTAATGATTATCGCTTTAATATTATCCTTAAAGCTCGCCAGCTCGGCATCTCAACAATCACAGCAGCATATATTGCGTGGCTTATGCTTTTCCATCGGGATAAAAACAT